GTTTGATAACAAAAAGGTAATTCTTCGTTTGATAATTTTTTTAATTCTTGATCAGTAAACCGTTGTATTTTTTCAAGATCAAATTCAGTTAATTCTTTTTTTGTAGTAGATTTTGCCATCTTGACTGGTACGCAGGAGCACGTCCTTGACTGTTAGTTGGTTCGCTAGGACCTGTTCTCGTTCTTCAAGTTGCTGTTTAGCAATAGCAGAATCACCAACAAATTTTGACAACAAGTCTTGTTCTTCGTTGGTAATAGGCAGCAAAATTTTATTTGTCAATTCAACAATTTTCATAAGTTAACCTAGCAGTTAACTTTATTTATTTGAAAATTCCAGAAGCAATAAAACCTATCAATCCTGCTAATAGTACACCAAGCACTGACTGAAAAATACTAATGGTCTGTTTATTGGAATCTTTGGTAGTCGTGTCAAGGCTTTTCTTGATATCTACAATATGTAGTTCAAGTTTGTCAAGACGCTGCTCTAGATTGCTAAGTTTATTTTCCAAGTTGTTGTACCTGATGGCGCACAACTCAACGTGGGCTTCCAAGCTCTCTTTTTCGATATCTGTAGGTGATGGCATACTCGCTAGTCTCTTATTATTAGTTAGCGATGCTAATTGATGGTGCCTAAGTTGTGCCTAAGTTGTGCCTAAGTTGTGCCGTAGCATCTACAAATATTTATTTTTCATCGCTGTGCAATAAAGTATATGTTTTTTTCTAAACCGCTGGAATAAAGCATAGGAGTGCTAGGTTTAATTGTTTCGTCTAATCCTAAAATCACAGGTATAAGGGACAAGTCATGTTTAAGGGAGCCATATCTATCATGATCCATTCGATACACATCATCACGTTCTATAGCAAATTCAAAAGTCCAAATTCGATGTATGCCTTGGTAATTTGCACCAAAACAATATGTTTCTAAATCTTCTTCCACTGATCCAATATACGACATCTCCATTGGTTGGGCACGAAAACTTAAGATTTGCTGTATGGTTTCCCAATTACGTTGTTGATTGCGCTGTTTCAATGGTTCTCTAGTTAGAATACCTGTTTTAGTTATGTCTATTAAAGTGTATCCCTTGTGCTTGTAATAATTCATAATGGTATTTACGTCATTAAAAAAGGCAGATAAAAATCTGCCTTGGTTTTAAGATGCTGATGTTAGAATGTGTATGAAGACACAGTGGTGGTAGCTACTGCTGCATTACAGATGGCTTCTAATTCTAAAGATGTTTGAGATGATCCTGAAATAGCCACTCTAAATGCACCTGAACTAGGTGTACCTAAGATTTCAACGGTGCCTACTGTTTCGATTGCACGTACTAATTTTTCAAAATCGCTGTCTACTTCTTCATAGTCTACATGCACATTAGCCAGACTTACTGTAAACATATTTAATGCTCTTCCGGTGGTTACTACTGGTGCAGCACCGCCGTATACTCTTGGAATCGACATGTTATTCTCCTTATGTCTTTAGTTTATTTATCACGTGTTGATGATTATTGGACCAACAAAAAGCACTCCAAAGAGTGCTTTTAGTTTATTTGTGTTAACTACAATTAAGCTACAGCAGCATCAGTTAAGATACCTAATTTGGTAGCTGTAACAGTTGCGCCAGACAGATTAACACCGTCAACAGTTCCCAAGGCACGGATTGTTGCTTGCAGTGTCTCACCGTTTTGTGGTGTGTACAATGGACCTTCGATAGCGAAAGTTTGTTGTGTATTTGAATCCAATAATGGGCCGGTTGCAACGATAGTGTGCAATGTCATTATGGCGTTCAATACTGCTTGTTGCGCACCGTTAGGGCCTGCGGAACCGTTAACTGCATTGATGTAGTCAACTGTGAAAAAGCTAATGTCGCGACCTACTTGTTCAATGTCAAGAGTAGTTGCAACTGGATTTACTTTGGTAATTGCCATTTTATTTCTCCTAAATTATTTTACGCTTTCGCGCATATTGTGATTTCTAAAATACACTACTACGTCAGATTGGTGACTTAATGAATTTAATAAATTCTTGATTTCTTTACTAGCCGTGGCTTTCTCATTGCGGCTGGCATTCTGCCAGAAAGCCACTGTTCTGCGTATGTGTTTGATCTGCGGGTCTGATATCCGCAGATAGTTTTCCAGTTTGATCAATAGATCTCTATCCAACCCAGCCTCAATCTTGTCGTTTTCAATATTCCTAAAATATCTTTTGACTTGTAATAATGGTACTGATATCTGTGCATCAGCATGTATAGGATACGCTGATTGATTATTTAAAACGCTTAATATGTTATGGAAATCGGTAGCAGAACTGCGCATGTGTTTGAATTCATCATAATACATGGTATCTTTGATATATTGAACAGCATACTTGGGGTCCTCATGTCTAAGTATTTCGATGACTAAAAATATCAAATAAGCAATTTTAGCAAGATCTTTGGCATCTTTACCGTCAAGTGTAGAAGCATTGCGATAGATTCGAGCTTCGGATAATTCCTGTAAGAAATCAAACTGCGGCGATGTGTTAACATCTGCGATGTCTTGGCCACCTTGCATGGCAGCCCATTCCATGGCCGTGTATTTTGCTTGCATGTTAGGTTCTTCTGTTGCTGCCAAATACCGCAGGTTGTTGTTGGGCGGCTTGTTCTAATGCTGCAATGGATGCGGGATTTTTTACCTGCGATTTTCCCACATACCAACGACCATCTTTTCTTTTATCGGCTCGAGTTAATGTGCCAGCCAAGGTAGCATTGGTGCTGGTCACTATGGGATTAGTTGCGTCAAATGATGACATTGCAGCAGGAGTCACTGTTTCTTCAGGGGGGTCCAAATCGTTCACTAGATCAGCTGCACGATTCAATGCTTGCTGTATTCTTTCATTTCCTGGTTTATCATTAACGTTAAGCCATTTATTGGTGTTAGTATCCAGTTCAAATCTTTGTTTGTTGAAGATAAAAATTAACGGATCACGTTCGGCCACTTGTATGTCAGGTGGCAGTTGTTTGTTGATTTGCGCAACCGTTAATCTTCTTGCTGTTGGTTCTTGCGCACTGACTGGTGGTTCTTTGACAGCAGCACCACTAACACTTTGGTCACGCCGCTGCTTGTAAGATCTCGTTATTTGACCAACTTTATCCCATGCACCCGGAGCTGCGAGATCTGATGCTCCTTTGAACACCCCTTTAGTGACTCCTTTAGCGAGATTTCCCAGGAAACTACTATTACCTGCTTCTGTTAATATTTCATTAATCTTCATCTTTTAATTTCCTGATGCCTCGGCTAAATTTGCTGGGATCTTGTGCTTTAATACTATTCAACAATCTGCGTTCCAAATCACCGGCGGTCTCTTCATCATATGTTTCTCTGATGTGATTGATGAGATTAATAGCACCGTTAATAATGTTGTTGGCACGACTCTCAAGTAAATTTTCTCGATCCTTGTGTGTCAACAATTCATCTAATTCTGTTAAAATACTTCGGGTGCGTTTTTGCACAACTATGACTCCAGTTTAATATATTTATTCAGAATTATTTTTGAGCGCATTCAGCATGCTTTTGAGTTTTGAACTGCCCACTTCGGCATTTATTTTTGGACTGTTTAGAATTTCACCTGTATCTTTATCGACAGTACTGGACGGTTTGATATTATCTAATACATTTTTAACATTGCGACTGGCCCCAACAAATCCATCATCTGGTTGTTCGCCGCTGTCAGTGATACGCATGGTGTTAATGTCATAGTCCAAATCAATCTTTTGGCCCACACCTGTTGAACTACGCGATTTCATACACTGAATTTGATAACGACCACGCTCACGCATCGCACGTGACGTGAAGATACCAAACACATTATCTGCTGTGTTGATCTTACTTAGTCCACCTGCGATGTGGCTGTGGTCAAATTCAATTTCTTCAACTGCCCCGCGATTTAGCTGCGATGCCGTAACAAACAACACACCTAATTCTCTAGCTAGGTTACGTAGTTCTTCTGACACATATTTGTCTTTAACAAACAAGTCGTTTGGGCTAACCTTAGCACTAACTGGCATAACCAAATCTAGATAATCCACCATAACAAAGTCAACCTTACGTCCAGTTTGAATTTGATATTCTTTGAGGTATGCTCTGATGTCATTGACATTGCTTTGTGCTGGCATGCCTTTAATTTGATAGGTTCCTGCTTTTTTACTAACCAGCCTAACTTTCATAGTAGTGGTGTCAATATCCTTGCGTATTTCTTTTGTACCCATGCCAGTTAACATAGCATCAGTTCGCAATGAACACAGTTCCTCACTAAGTTCCAGACTTATGTATACGCCACTCAAACCCATTTGCAACCAACTCAGTGCAATGTTCATCATGACCAAACTCTTACCAGAGCCAGACCCGCCTGCAAAAATGTTTAGTTCACCGCGACTGAATCCACCGTATAAGAGTTTGTCCAGCTGCGGCCAACCTGTGCTGACTTGGCCACCACTGTTAAAATACTTTTCAATACGTGTCTTGGGGTCAGCGAAATAATCAGTGCCCAGGTTTTTGGTAAGGCTGATCTGCACTGCATCTTTGATTAGTTTTTCTACAGGGTTAAAGTCACCTTTTTCCAACATGTCTGCTGCTTTAAGGATCGCACGTTCCAGTTCATGTTTCTTAGTGAACGCTTCAAATTCTGTCATGAACCAGTCGTAATGACTGTCATTGAGATCCTGCACACGTTTAAGTTCCACACCTGTTACTGCTTTGACCTGCTCAATTGTGGGCATGATCTTGTGTTGATCAGCATGCTCTTTGATGAAAGTAGCAGCGTCACGTAGACTACGATCAAAGTTTTCTGGATTGTAGATATTTTGTACACGGACATAACTTTGAGATTCTTGTAACATCATCTCAAGGAACAGTCTCTGTAAATCTTGCGAATATTCTTTACTCATAATGATCTCCTATATTTTAATTATGCAATCTTTTTTTTCATTAATTCAATTTTCGCGCTTGCCAACTCAAAATTGACTTTTCTCTTAGTTTTTGGCGTGTTTCATCTGATACTATCTTTC